CTTGTGCTGCTAGGTGTGCAGCATAAGCATCCTTAACCGCTTGTGTATGAACCACGTTGCAAATGTTCTGCACCTCTGTGCTTTCACCTGTGATGTCGGCATCTGGTGCGACTACATGACGTGAGAATGATCGGCTGATCTCTACACCGTCACGCTTGATGACCGTGGCTGTACGCACCTGAACGTGCTTGAAGTCGCCTACGATCTCTATTTTGTCTTGTACTGTTTCTTCTGTTAGTGCCATTTTTATCTCCTTTGGCTGGACTGTCCGACCCAAAGCTATGCAGTGGGTTAATCTTAAAAGTTATTATGCATCGGTCATATAGGTGCAACAAAACATTGAATATTGAATACCAGCGTTCCAATTTATGCCAGAAGTACTATTGTTTGCTATTGCTATCATTCTTCCATTACCACCCAGATATCCTCCAGAACTGCTCAACGCTGTTCCATGAACATTAAACCAAGGAAATACTGCTCCAGAGGCAGAAGTTACTGTAAATGGAAGGTTGCTTAAATATGCGTATCCAGAACTTCCAGCAGTTATGTTAGGAACAATGTAAGCAGAAACATAAACTGATTGTCCTATTTTTACATACCTTGCAAATTGTATGCCAATAGTCGCAGTAAGGTCAGCATTTGAGGTATGCATAGTAGGCGTCCAAGTCCCCTCCTCATAGTCATCCAGCGCATTTGCCGCAGCCGTATCGCCGTTAAAGGTAATGCCACCAGATGAAAGAATGCGGAGGCGTTCTGTGCCGCCAGAACTAAAGAAGTTTATTGTATCACCACCAGTTGTACCAATAAACCCACCACTTGTCCCTCCGTTTTGTAACAAAACTGAATACTGATCTTGTGAGTTTACATAGAAACGTCCACCAGACACCATAGCCCTTGCTTCGGAAGGAACTGAACTCGTCCCAATGCCAACACGATTGTTTGTACTGTCAACGTAAAGTGTGTTGGTATCTACGGTCAGATCACCTTCAATTGTAGTGCCACCCGTAAACGTCAAAGCATCCGTGTCAAGCAACTGGTAATCAGCAAACAGAATAACCACTAAGCTATCACCAGCAGAAGCTGCATTCACAAGCGTCACTGTAGTCCCACTGGAAACAGTATAGTCAGTGGTGATAACTAGACGTACACCGTTCTGAAATACTTGGATTTGCTGGGGGTTAGGAATGTCCATTCCAGTAAAAACAGTCTGTGCAGCCGTAGCTGTGAACGTGTACTTACGTTGCGATCCGTTAGAGACTACAGGTGTTTGACTGCCAATGTAACCTGCCATTATTCAGCCTCCTGAATGGTTAGTGTGCCAGCTTCAACCTGCCGCATAATCTCAGCGTAGTGGCGGTTGGCTGGGTCGAGGGGGATGTACTTTGTCTGACCATCAATCGACGCAACTATGCTGATATTTTCATTTGAAAAACTATCTCTTTGATATTGTGCTGAAATAATATTCATTTTAAAGCTCCGCAGACAAGTCAAACCTAGTTTTATAAGCTGAATTATTATACCAAATAGCCGGTCTACCACCTGTCGTAGAAGTGGTAACTGTACCGTCAAGTTCAACAATTTTACTATTTGAATAATTGCCGCCAATTGTGCCAGTAAAGGTATAGGTGGCGATGCCATCATAAAGTTGATTATGCCCTGATGTGCCTATTGATGTTAATGTAATTGTAGGAGTTGACCTCATCTCAACTGGGAGTATTGCACCATTTCGTCCAAAGTTTGAACCTGTTGCCATTGTTCCTTTAAGCTGTAGAGGTTCATATCTTTGAAAGTACCTCTGGCACCTCGCCAGTTCATCCCCGTATGACCGATGCTCGAAGGGGGTGGCTGTGTCCCCGATTTCCAACTGGACGCCTGTCAGTTGCCATGTGGCACCTGATGTTGCTAAAATCTTAACTCCACCAGTTAACCCATATTTGGAGTATGTTCCATCTTGTGTCCATGTGTTTAATGTATTGGAACGGGATGACCCTTCTCCCAGATCAAAAATTAAACCTGCCCCAACAGTGTTGTTTATAGGAAATTGAGTTGTTCCGCCACTAGTGAGGCCAGACACAGTAACCGTTTTATACTCCCACGTACTTGCGGAATTGACCGTATACGAAGATACATAATAATAATCTAGTCCTGACGTGAACCCAACGCCAAAAGTTCCTGTAACCGAGCTTTTTACCCAAAAGGAAAGTGTTACATCTTTTGCATCAGAAAACCCCCAACGCATTTGCGCCCAATTGTAACCTTCTATGGCGCTAAAAACACGACCATATTCTGTACTTGCGGGAGTCGCCCCAGTTCCAACGGTCAGCTTGATAGACTTTGTAAAACCAGAGGGGGCATCAGAAACTACTTGAACAGTAGAGCCACTTGAAACGTTACCCCAAACTTTAAATCGATCTGCACTAAATGCAGCTGAACCAGACAGCGTATAAGCGGCACCACCATTGCGTTGGTCCACAATCATGGCACCATTAATAATAACATTCCTGTTCGACAAGGCAGACCCAGAAAAAACACCAGCTAATTGAGCAAGTTCTGATTGGTTACTCATTAGGTTTGCTCCATGATGCTGAGAATAACATCCGTGGCACCCGAAGCAGATACCTTCAAAATATCCGTAGTTTCCATAACAACCTTACCATCAAGCACAGAAAGAGATGACCCTTGAGGTATCGGCGCATCCGTCACAATCTCAACATCCTGATTCGCTTCGTCATTGTTACCAGCCCTGTTTGCTGTATCACTAGAAAGCGTCACCGTAGCCGTAACCTGACTAGATGTTGTGTTGCCAAGAACCAAACCAAGAACCACTGTCGTTGTGGATCCCGCAACCGTGTAAATATCATCTAGGGTCGTTACTCCCGCTTTTGTTACAACTTTAAATGTGTTTGCCATAGATCAGCCCAATGCAATGGCGAGAGCCGTGGCCTCGTCCGTTGTCCCTAAGTTAGTCCTCGCCGCATCCGCAGTCGAAGCGCCCGTTCCACCATCAGCAATAGCAAGATCCGTAATGCCCGTCACACTACCACCCGTTATTGCCACATCTGAAGTAATGTCTCTAGCTATCGCGCCAATGAAAACAAAAGCATTCCCAGACAGGTTTATCGCCGCGTCTGAGTTTGAGCTTTCAAGAACGGACCTGCTTAGTGTCGTGCCTGACGCACCGTATGTGCCGTTACCAATCTCAAAATTTGCACCATCTTCAATTACATAACGAACCGTCTGCCCGTCAGTAACACCCGCATCAGCAAAAGTCTGAAACCCAGAAACCGCACTGCCCAATGTAATAGTCCCAGTGCCTGTTGTTGCCGTGGACATCTTTGCCCTGTTTACAAGCACTGCCATTGTTACGCGATCCTTATAATAGCACTAGACGCATCCGCTGTTGGAAATTGAATTGTAAAGTCACCGTTTGAAGATGTCTTGTCAGAACCAAAGTTTAAAACAACAACAGACGGATTTGTAAGTGCAGAGCCAGACTCATCATTAGCACTTGGTGTACTGTTGTAGATTAATGCGCCCCTTGCGGTAATCGTTGAGCTTGAGAACGTCAGATCTGCAAAATCTGTAAACGCTGTGGTCGAACTTGTTGTCGGAGCCACCCCAGTCAAACTTCCTCCACCACCACTATATCCCGTGCCAGACACTTCATTTGTGGCTGAGTATGCTGTTGTTGTCGCATCTAGTGTTGCGGAGCTTGTATACAAAGCCAACTTCATTGTGTCGGCTGCATTCGTTCCAAACCTATGTACTCCTAACAGAAGCTCTTTCTTGAAAGAAGTACACATTGCCTGTGTAATTGCCATGCTAAAGTCTCCTTATGGCTTCTGCCAGACTGAGTTGCCCAGCATCCTTGATTGCATTATATACCGTAGTTCTGTCACTTTTTATAGCCTCTTTCATGTAAAACGTCACCACTTGTTGTACGGCGTCACGATAGGCAATTGCTTGATCTCTCAAAACTGGATGCGCAGTTTCAGAAACCTGCACAATCCTTTCTACGCATCTTGCCGCAACCTCCTCCGGAGTTTGACCACGGTTTTCTGTCGTGATTACGTTCACAATAGGCGCTTCGGATATGTCTACTCTAGCATCAAACATTATTGTTTCGGCCTTATAACCTTACCAACCCGATACTCTTGAGTTGTCTCTTTGGATTCCCCGAGCATTTTTAAGCCCATTAAGCTTTCTTGATAACGTTTATCATACATCGCCATAACGTCTTGCTCCCCTTTCATAAAGACATACGCCTCCACCAAAGAACCATACAACAACGTTAACTCTGCGTTTTCACTTAACCACGTTGTTCCACTTTCCGCTCCCGCTGTAATGCTAGTTGGGCGATAAAAATAATGCACTTCAACAGTGAGGTCCGCATTAGGGGTCGGAGCTAAAATAAAGTTTGTATTGTCAAACACCGCATAATATTTCGGCAATCCTGTAGTTGCTGGGTTTGGCGTATAAGTTTGAATAAAACTTACGTCTTTAAATTCCACAAATTCATGTGCACTGTCGCTAAGATAACTCAAAGAAAACGGCGCTAAATAATCAGAAGGTTGAGCTAAATATTTATTCCCGCTTGTCATATTCCCAGTTACGTTTTTTCGAAACAAATCTAATTGAACACTTTTTAAAATTCGCTCTTCCGCCGTGCGGATAAAAATCGGCAAATTATTAACAAACGTTGTTTCAGTGTTTTCTGTAAAATCCTGAATAGCTGTTTTAAGCTGCGCATACGTAAAGCTCATGTTGTCACCACCGTAACCGTGCCTACAGCACCAGTCCCAACCAATCTGTTTGCCGGAGTAATCCCGGGAATTTCATGAAATCCTACAGGATCAAATCCGTATTGTATATCTCTTTGCGTTGCTAAACCTTGCTCCGGACGTGGATCTCGAAGCGCCTGTGGATCAGGGGAAGCTTTAGGGGGATAAAGCTGCGGATGTTTAGGCTCAAACTCGTCGGGTCCGACTTTGGCACCCGTCCATTCCGTCTTCATCTCGTTTAGACGATACCGTCTTCCCGATCTGTCAGATATACCCCAAGCATGTTTCCCAGAAGCATATGCCATTATACCCTCAAGTACTGAATACTAGGCTGTAGCTTTAAAGGAACTCGATCTTCATCTTCGTCCGCTGCACGTTGGAACTCCTCCTCGTAAACAGTTTTTAAAAGCTGAACAAGTTGCGGGGCTCGTTTCATCGCAAGATAATACGCCAGACCAGCAACCATACATGGATAAAACCGAAACGGCATGTCAGTTGTATTTACCAAAGCGTCCGCATCTTCAATTCGCTGCACGTAATAATACACAATTTGATCGGTGGAATTTTCCGGCACAGCCCACAAATTAATTATGGGATCAATCTGCTTGTTAAACCAGAACTGGCTTGGTCTACCTTGAGTGGTTTTATCCGGCAAGGTTATATACTCGCCACGACTAATCCGCTCAATCTCGTAATCCGTGCCATCCCTGCGCAAAACCATTTCCAAAACATCGACCACATCCGCTGTTAATGTAACCGTCGCTGTGCCCTGAACAAGCGTGGCGGTACCTTGTTGAACCGTCCACAAGTTTACGCCACGGTTTGCCCAGTCTGCAAACATCAGGTTCAGTGACCGTCGCGCAGTTTTCGCATCATAACCAGTGCGAACTTCGAGGCCGCAGCGTTCATACGCCTCCTCGATGATCTCACCGACATCCATGTTAAAGTCCCTAGAACCTGAAGTTGCCATTTACTTACACCATTTTTGTGTCTCGGACACCACGTCCAGCCATCACGCAACCGCCGTTTTTGTATCCCTTTTTGACCATACCACCTTTGGCCTTCTCTACTGGCCTATTTCTTCTTTCTTTGGCTTTTCTTTCAGCAAAGCCCATAAGCATTTCTTCAAGTTCAGCATCATCGTCATACTTACTAGCACCATACTCGCCAGCCCTTAATCTGGCCTTTTTTTCCAAAATATCAGGGTCGCCTAAAGGATTTGCCATAAGTTTATGAAACAAATTATCAGAATGGCGACCAAAATCACCTTTAGAGCGTTCGTATTGCTGCGCACCACCGCGAGTTTTCTTTAGTTTAATCTTTTTACGTTCAGCCATCACTTCATACCTTTATACTTGCCGCCACGACCAGCCATAACGCAGCCGCCGTTCTTATATCGTACCATACCACCTTTGGCTTTTCCTTGCGAACGCTTTATAGCTTCCTCGGTAGGCGCACCTTTTTCGCCCTTCTTGCGCATACGTTCGCCGGACCCTTCTTCGATTCTTTTTCTTTTATTATGAATATTTGTCCACAAACCTGATTTAGCCATTTTAGTTTTCCTCTCTGGAGACTTTGATATTTGGAAAGGCATTTGACCACGCCCTATCATAACTTGCCTGCCTTTCTGTCAATTGTTCAACGGATTGGACCAAATGATCTAACTTTACATGCATGACTTCTGTCCGCTTATCCACCGAAATCAGCGTAGAAATCATCCATGCTATACCTCCCGTGCAAAGAGTTATCGCAGCCCCCCAAAGCAAAAGTTGAACATTTTTATCCATTGTCTTACCACATTTTACACGACCAATAACGGGCCGTTAGTTTATCTAAACGTCTAGTATCACAGCCGTGTCTTGCACGAAATGATTTCCTTCGTTTGGGGTTTGACTTCTTAATAGTCATATTAGCGTCCCCGAATCGAATAATCTTTTCTTTCCCTTTATCACATGCCTTTACAACAAACTTCTTGCCGCCAGACACCTGACGCTTGGGCTTATTGCATTTCATCTTGGACTTGTCGATCTTAGGCATTAGATTGGCCCCACATTTTGAATGTAAACAAATTCCATTGACGCAGAAACATTAAAGTCAACAGATCCAGAGGAGGAAAACGCCCTCATTTCTAAGTCTGTTTTTTCTGTAAACCTTAAAGGAAAAGTATAAAACTGTTCGTGTGCGCCATCTGTAAGAGTAAATCTTTCTTTTATTTGAAACACTTCCCCATAGGGTCTAGCAACAAGACTAGCATTCAGAATAGCAGGTGTCTGAGTTGATGTACCTGTGGACAAAGCCATCTTTGTAAGAAAGGCTGTATATCCTGCGGGAACCGTCCAAAGAGCCATTAATGTTTGGTTATCACCATCCCCATTTATGGTCAGGTAAATATTAGCAGGAACTCCAGAAGTTACTGTTCCTGTACCAGCGTAGATTATACCAGCGTTTGCGCCACCACTACCCGCGCTGCGAACAAGACCGCGATTTATCCGTAGGTAAGATTTTGTGGTGTTAACAGCAGTTTGTCCGTTTAATGTGACAACTTCGTTTATTTCGTTGTAATCGGCGTCTAAGCCAAAAACTTCTACTGTTCTTGCACCAGTCCCTGCAGCAGTGTCATTAGCTGAACTGCTTGATACAGTCATTACTGTAGCTGACGCGGGATAAGCGTACAAACCACCTTGTTCCCAGATGGTTTCTTTTGTGTTTCCAACATCGCTGTTGTAACCAAACTTAAATATCGTTTTATGGCCCGTGATTTGACCACGGGCCACCTGTAGCTCAAATGGCTCAGATGTTCCGACCTGTGAAATGGAACGGATATCGTATGCCATGGGACCCTCCTA